TCAAGGAAGGAAATCTGTAAAGTTCTCCAATAATTTCTCCCGATAAAAAACCAATATAATACATGAAGATAGGTTACGCTGACTTTTTAGCCTATCAAGATAGTACGAAGTCTCCAACTTGACAGGCTCGGACAAGTCCTTAAAAAGTCAGCATCATTTCTTAGACTTATTTGGTTTATCTAGTTGACATGGAGTCTATAAAGTTATAAAGTAATATACATGTATTATATTAATTTTTTAAGGAGAAATTATGAGTTTAAATAATACTTTACAGATTGACTTCCACTGTGAAGACAATTCCTGTGTATCACTATTCTCTTATGAAAGTGCTTTAGCTTTCATGAAAGAGTCTTACTACATGATTAGGTCTATTTGGTCTAATTCATCTAATGTCGAAGAAAAGCTTTTTGAAGCTTATTTCGAAATTCAAGATAACTATTTAATTGAGGAGGAATTATACAATGAGTAAATTTAGTTATGAAAACCTAACCAGAAAGCAACAACTGGCTCCAGCAAGTTTCAATACCTGCAAACATGTTTCGTTGCACTTTGCGGGAGGTGTTGGATATCAACAACGAACACCGCAACAATGGAATCTTTATAGAAACTTGCGTTCAACTTTGTATAATTTGACAAAGTCGAAGAAAAAGTCCGAAGTATTTACAATGGAAAAAGCAAACGCTTTGCTCCAAGTAAACAAGCTTCCAAGCATTTACAAAAAAGCAATGGAGGACTTTTTGGAAGGTAAATAATTCCCGACCTTCCCAGCCCTTGGAGAAATCCGAGGGCTTTTTTATGCCCTTAAAAAATTTCGCCTCGCCTCTTCGAGGCTCGGTCTTAAAAGGTCTTTTGTTTCACAAAAGGCTCCTATCTTATGAACCGAAGAGGTGAGAGCTAACCAACACAAACCATAAAAAATACTGCGAGGATTTCTCCTATACAGTATATTTATATAAAGACTATAAAACTGTATAGTATTCTAAAGGCAGGAAAATTCTTTGGCGAAGTGTTGATTGCGACTATAAGAATTTTTATATTATTCTTTTAAAGGTATTAGGAGGAGTTGTTCTAAAGCCCGTTAAAGAACTTTAAAGAGTGTAGCATATTTTTTACTAACTTGCAAGATTTGTAACACACTCCCTCGCAACACCCCATATTGATAAGTATATATAAGGCTTGACGCTTCGGCAAAGCTGTGCCACAATGGTTCCAGAAATCGGAATTGTCCCATTTCAAAACGGAGAAATTATGTTATCTTTTGAATCTTATCAAGGAGCTATTATCCACCTTAAAAAGGAAGGTTATAAGTTCTTATCAGACTTCTCTAACAGAGGAGATGTTCATAAACATTACTATAAAGGGCAGAGAGTTGTTCTTTTAAATGGGAGCTTTGTTCCCTATGAAGGTTATAAATACTATTTACAAGAAGTTAAGTAAATACATGTATTATAAAAGAAAAACCACATAGTAAATATTATATAGGTATTGACACCGAAACCAAGCTGTGTCATACTGTTATCAATTCGGCAATGAAGCCGAGTTTAATTAGGAGAAATTTATGTTTGATAGAAACATTCAAAAATCTAGCTCTACATATGAAGAGGCTAGAAAAATCGAAGATAAAATTCAGAATGCTGGATTTAAAAGAAGAGAGCAAATTAATCAGTTAATTGATGAAATGCTTACTGAATATAAAGAGTTGCACAAAGAAACTACAGAGTTTCTACACACTAGAATAAATCGTTGGGATACTCTAGATGTTGTTGTTCGACTATCTCAATACGGAGTAGGGTTGCATAAACTTGGAACAGCTTACTCAAATGGTATTAACTCAATTGCTTGTAATAAGCCAGACTAAAATATTGGAGGGAATATGAAATATCATTTTAACATTACGATTTCAACAGACGATACTGTAGAAGCTACTACAGAAACAGAAGCCATAAGCCAAGTTAAAGCAAACTTTATGCAAGACTTTAACATTCCTTTGTGTGATTCAGAAATAACTTTATTGGAGGTAGAATGAAAACAGTTAGTATAACAGGAGATAAAACAGTCGTTACTTACAAGGGTCATACTGTACATTGTTACGGTAAGCTCAAAGATACTTCAACAATTATCTATGCTTTATCCAATGGTTGTGAAGGTCATACAGATAACTATGATTATGACAACAATGAGCCTTATACAGATTGGGAAGCCTTTGTTAAAGATTGGGTAGAACTTGAGGGTGTCGATGATTTTAATGTAATACAATTGGAGGTAGACTAATGATTGTAGAATTATGTGATAGTAAAAAGTTCACTGCTTTTAGAACAGATTTAGATAAGGTTTTACAAAAGCATTATCCAAATACTGATTATGAATGGGAATATTACGATGAAGGTTATAGCGATGCTTCATCAACAGATACTAATGCTAAGTGGCGATTAGTAAGAATCTATATGGACTTAGAGGAGGAATCATGAAAGACCAAGACGTACTTAAAGAGTACTTTTTAAATCAACACTTTACCCCTACGGATAAACAACGCAGGGCATTGAATGACTACTTTATGACCAACATGCTAAAGGTTATGGAGGGTAACTATAAGAAAGATGAAGCAGGAAATATCTTTAAGGAGGAGGAATGACTGAGCTAGAAAAAGTAAATTACTTACAAAATATGTCGCAGTTCTTTGGAGACTTTATAGGTATTGCCATGGTGGTATTGGTTGTGCTAATCTTTACGCTGTGGATATTTGCTTGGTGGGCTACATCAAGTACTTTCATAGGTTGTCAAAAGACTAAGGAGAAAAACAATGAGAGGTCAGATAGTTAATTGGGAATATGATAATTCACTTACAGAATATGAGAACTTTCGAAGATGGTTCGATTGTGCTAATGAAGAACGCAGAAACTTTAAAGAACCCGAACTTAGCCTACATGAAGCCAAGGTTAAGTACGAGGAATATATGGGTATTAAACTTAATTTTGAGGAGGGATTTAACGAATGAGTATTGATACAATTACAACAGAAACATGGCAGAGTTTATTTGGAGAGCAACTTGCTTCTATGAATGAACTGTCTGCAAAGATGACTGCTCAACAATTTGAAGCAGTTGTTGAAGAAGCTTTAGAAATTGCTTTCATGGGAGACTATGACGAAGAAAGAGGTTTCAAAGATTATGAAATAACACAAGCTCTGAACGAAGCTATCGTTAGTTTTATTAGAGTTTAAAAGTTTGTGGCTAGGGTAGGTCGTAAGACCAACAATATAATACATAAATTTCTCCCTTAAGCCTTAGCCACAATTTAACATAAGTGTAAGACGAGCTTACTGTAAAATCCAGAAGTCTGAACTGTTTTGCAGGGTGACGAAGTAGGTCGTAAGATAAAGTTTAGGATGAGTGCTAGAACCCGTCGCCTATAACACTATGTAGTCGCAACAGGGACTATAAAACCCTAATGGTTAAAGGTGCTGTTGGAGGAGCTTGATAAGTGCTTCGTAACCAAAAACTTATCGTTACTTTAGTTTAAATCCTAGAGTTAGTTTGGATTAGCTATCCTTACTGTATCACTAGGCTTACGGACTGCTAGGTAGAGTAGTCACGTTCTTGGAGGAAAGCACCTTGAACATTTCATTACTTGTAGGAGGGTAATTATGTATAAATTATTAGGAGTTGGTAGTAACTATAAAACTGCAAAGTCAGATAAGATATCTGAATATCTCACGGCTATCATGTATATGATGCCACTCAATACTAGAATATGTCCGTATCAAGACATTGCTAAGTGCAAGTCTGCTTGTTTGAATACAGCGGGACGAGGTGCATTCAGTAATGTACAGAAAGCTAGACTTAGAAAGACCGAATGGTTTCTCAATGACGAGCCTAGTTTCATGGAGCAGTTGTTTCAAGACATCACTAAGTTTGTTCGTCATTGTACTAAGCACGGCAGAAAACCTGCTGTCCGTCTTAATGGTACTTCAGACATTCAATGGGAGTACAAAAAGTATCTTGGTCAAACTCTGTTCGAACACTTTCCAGAGGTGCAGTTCTATGACTACACTAAGATACCAACACGGAACATAAGTAACATTCCAAACTATCAGCTAACTTGGAGCTACTCAGAAGCCAATCTCAAGTATGCTGACTTCTTTAGAGAAGCATTAGACAAGGGTATGAATGTGGCGGTGGTATTCAATCACGACTTACCCAAAGAATTTAAAGGTGTCCCAGTCATTGACGGTGACTTGCATGACTTGCGATTCCTTGACCAGACAAATTCAGTGGTCGGTCTTCGAGCCAAAGGCTCAGCTAAGAAGGACGATTCTGGCTTTGTAATTAATTTAATCAACTTATAGGAGGTATTATGACTAAATTAATAATTGAAAAAAATATTCCAATCCCGGCTTATTCAAGAAGCCAAAAGTGGAAAGCCATTACATCGAGAATGGAAAGAGGCGATTCTGTTTTGTTAGAAAATAGAACTCAAGCTTGTGGCTTAATAAACTCAGCAAAGTTTATACCCTTTGACATGAAGTTTACTACAAGAAAAACCCCTGAAGGTATTAGAGTTTGGAGGATTCTATAATGAAAAATTTATTACGCAAATGGCTTGGTCTTGTTGACCTTACTAAAGCTGTCAACACTCTTAGAGTACAGATTTTGGACGCTACCAAATCTACTGACGACTTGAAAGACGACATCATTAATGACTTGGAGTATGAGATAGACCGTAAGGTTGAAGATACTGTTGATGACCAAATCTCAAACTACTCAGATAGGTTTGATGACCTTGACAGTATACGATATGACTTTGATGACTTCAAAGCTGATTTTGAACAAAAGATAGACTCATTAAAAGAAGACGTTGAGTTCCTATCTATTCTCAATAGACTAGAAGCTTTGGAATCTAAAGTAAAATAAGAGTTTTGGCTCAGCAATAATCGGAGTTATCCTCAAATTATTTCGATATCATTGATAGGTTTCAATGAGGGCAACGGGGTAGCCTTGAATACCCCACCGCTGAGCCAGATTTATTGGAGGTAATATGATAAATAAAACAGAACTAATGAACTTTATCAGAAACCAAATACATGATGATTTGTTTGTCGAACTTTCAGAGGAATGGGAGAACGAAGAAACTTATTATTATAATGCTAATTGGGTTAAAAATATCAGAGAAGCAGAAGATATAACAGAACTAAAAGAAACTTTGATTACAATAGTCAGAGGTCTTAGTAAATATTTACAGGAAACAAAATGGAACTAACTAAGAACGAATATGCGATTGCTTACGCAGTCTTTAGCACCAACGATATTGATAGTGTCATACTATTTTTTCGTTATCAGAAACCAGATGAAGAAGCTATTAGTAGTAGACTGGTCTTGGTGACTGATGTTAAATGCGACCACCTGATTGGTACTGAAATAAGTACTGGTCTGAAAAAACGTTTTAACCTAGAAAATATCGTAGACGATTCTTGTAAAGTTTGGACTGAAGTATGCTAGAATAATAGCATGACCAAGTTTGAATCTAAAAAGAAAAAACCAGATTGGGATAGTATTTCCACATGGGAAGATGCCAACAATGCTCTTGTTATGTGGGTACTAACTCCCAACTGTATTCGAGAACGTATGACAGAAACCGGTAAATCTTTTAAGGTTTCTAATGAAATGATATACGAATTTTGTTATCACTCTCGTAGAGGGTGGGATATGGAGGCATTCAAAAATGCTTTCAAAGATTTTGTTATTGAGAATCTGGAAGAAGAGATAAAGTTTCAAGAACCTAGGAATTTTATAACATGAATAATAAAAAAATTAAAAAATTAAAAAGTAAAGTTAAACATATACAACTAGGATGGTTTCAAAGTTTATTACCAGAAGGTGAAAAAGAAAAAGCTAATCTGGACAATATAAGTTCTTTGATGCCGGACCAGACCCATGTGTTTGCGAATGGTAGAATAAACTTATCCTTCATGACTGATAAATTTGTTATGAAGTGGTTAAAAAAATGTCCTGAGATAGAGACATATGAGGAGCTAATGCATTATGCAGAACATAAGACATTACCTAGTAAAGGTAGTGATTGACGGAGAAGAAGATGAACTAAAAAGTTTTGGTGAATCAGAAATGGAGATACTCGATAACATGGTAGAGATACCAGCTGTTGACGAGGTCCTTGAAATTAAAGACTTGGAAACAGGTAAGAAGTGGATAGGAGGAGGCTCTCTTGAAAAGTTAAGAGAGATTAAAAGTGAAATAAATAAATTCTTTAGCACATCTAAAAAGGAGGTACATTGATGGACTATGATATTGGATTTGTCTCAAAGTTTAGAGACCCACATCCCGAAGCACCCGTAGAAGTTTGCTATTGTCTAACCAAAGACCAAGCAAAATTATTCAAGGATATGATTGACAATATCTTTGACTACGAAGATAAAATTAATTGGCGAGTAGATATTACTAACAACGGTAATCTGTTGCATTTCTTTGATGAAGATATGTTTCAACAGATGCACTTGCATTCTATTTTAGAGGAGGTTATGGATAGATGAACATATTTTATTTTTACGATTGTCCACGCAAATGTGCTGAGGCTCAGCCTGATAAGATGTTAGTCAAGATGCCTTTAGAAACTGCACAAATGTTATGTACAGCTCACCGTGTTTTAGATGGTGACGAGTATGCTGATATGGCAGGTCTCTATAAGACTGCTTACAAGAATCATCCTTGTACTATCTGGGCTAGAGAAACATCCGGTAACTATGCATGGCTCTATCAACACTTCGATGCTTTGTGTTGGGAATACTTGCACCGTTATGGTCGCACTCATGCTTCGTATCAAAAGTTATCAGTAGCATTGACTAAGGTGCCTGACAACATAGCACAAGCTGAGAAGACACCTGTTGCTCTGGCTATGCCGGACCAATACAAAGAACCCGATGACCCTATACTGTCTTATAGACAATACTGTATAGCGGAAAAGACATATGCACAATGGAACAAAAGTAGACCGAGACCACCTTGGTGGACTGCACCAAATGCTTGGACTGCTTGACATGAATTATGAATTGGATTAATATTTACAGTATGAAGATAGAAGGCAACAATCTAAGAGCATTGAGTGATGTTTGCCCTCGTCTATCTCCATTACTCTCACTCAATCCAATCACATGGTCCCCTCGTGGGTGGGGAACTCTTAAACCCACACAACTATTAACTACTTTTAATGGAGGATATATCTATGATAGTTGAAGGTACTGCGTATTGGGCTTCGATAAGAACCCCTAATACAACTTATGAGCCTATGTACACAATCAACTTAGTTGTTGATGAAGAAACTGCAAAAGATTTTGCGGCTCGTGGACATGGCATTCGTGAAATGGAAGAAGGTCCTGCTGTCGTTATCAAGAGGAAAGTAAATGGTCCTAATGGTATGGTCAGAAAGGCACCTAGACTCCTAGACCAAAATAAGAATGACGTTGATGTTCTTATTGGAAATGGTTCCACAGTTAGAGTTCAGTATTCTGAATATGATTGGGAATGGAAAGGAAAAGCTGGTAAGGGTTTAGACTTACAAGCTGTACAAATTGTGGATTTAGTTCCTTATAAAACCGGTGATGGTGACGAGCTGTTAGACGGTGAGGAGTTTTAATTATGCAAATTAATTTTGACGGTAAGGTGTATGAAACTGAAAAGCTTACTGACCCAAAAGTTAGACAACAAGTTCAAGCTTATGTAAGTCAGATTGCTTTTAACAATCAGTTTCAAATCTCACTACAAAAATCCAATGACAAACTACAAGAGGAACTTAGACCTCTACTAGTTGAAGAGGCATTGGTTGAGCAAGAGGAAACTGCAGAAGCAGAATCCAACAGCAAAAAATCTAAGTAGTTTTTTCATATTATTTAACGGGGGTCTTCGGACCCCTGCTTTTGGAGGGCAAAAATGGAAACCAAATCAACATGGGTAGAATTTCACGTACCCTGTAACTTATGTAAATCAAGCGATGCAGTCTCAGTAAATGAAGACGGCTCAGCTAAATGTTTTAGTTGCGGAGCTTTCTTTCCGGACTACAAAACACCTGAGGGTATTACAAAACCCAAAGAATCAAACACCTTTTTATCAACATATAAAGGTGATTACTATGACCTAATAGACCGCGGTATTGATAAGACCACTGCAAAGAGATTTGGAGTACGTGCTATCACTGACCAGAACGGAGACATCCAAGAACATATTTATCCTTATTACAATGGGGATGAAATTGTTGGAACTAAGTCTCGTTATGTCAGAGATAAACGTTTCTCTTTCGGAGGGACCTTTGATAATACCGGTCTATTTGGTGAGCAACTCTTCCGTAATAAAGGCGGAAAGTATCTCACTATTACTGAAGGTGAGTGCGATGCTATGGCGGCTTATCAAATGTTTAATGGTAAGTATCCCATCGTCTCACTAAAACGTGGAGCTTCTGGTGCTGTTAAAGATATCAGAGAATCCATAGAATTTGTCGAGTCTTTTGACCAAGTTATTCTTTGCTTTGACAATGATAAACAAGGGAAGGAGGCGGCTAAGAATGTCGCAAGGATTATCAAGCCCGGGAAAGTTAAAATCATGGGTTTGCCTAATGGCTATAAGGATGCCAATGACATGCTTAAACAGGGTAAGTTCAGTGAATTTACTCAAGCATTCTGGGATTCAAGACAATATACACCTTCAGGAATTATCGAGCTATCCAGTAAAAAGAAAGACTGGCTACATCGAGAGGTAAAACCAAGTATCCCCTATCCTTGGGAAGGCTTAAACAATAAGTTGTACGGGCTGAGGAAAGGGGAACTGGTCACCTTTACAGGTGGTACAGGTCTTGGTAAGTCTAGTGTTACTAGAGAACTTGAACACTGGATAATTAAAAACACTACAGACAACGTTGGTATCATTGCCCTTGAAGAAAATTGGCAACGAACAGCTGATGGTATTGTGTCTATTGAAGCTAACGATAGAATATATCTTAATGAAAAAAGAGATAAATATTCGCCAGACCAACTCGAATCTTTGTTTGACAAAGTCATTGAGGAGGGAAGAGTATTTATCCATGCTCACTTAGGAGCAACTGACATTGACGATATCTTTGCTAAGCTTCGATACATCATCATTGGCTGTGAGTGTGAATGGGTAATTGTTGACCACTTACATATGTTAGTTAATGTTCTTACTGAAGGTGATGAACGTAGAGGTATTGATACCTTGATGAATCGTTTACGTAGTCTGGTCGAAGAGACCGGAGTGGGTATGTTATTAGTCTCACACTTAAGACGTGCCTCTGGCGACAAAGGTCACGAGCAAGGTGTGGAAGTCTCCTTGTCCCACTTAAAAGGTTCACAAGGTATCGCTCAACTCTCTGATTGTGTTATCGCTTTAGAAAGAAACCAACAAGCGGAAGACCCTGTGGTCGCTAACACAACTAAGTTACGCGTTTTAAAATCCAGATACACAGGAGATACTGGACTTGCTTGTAATTTATTGTATGATAATGATACAGGTCGATTACATGAAAAAGAATTAGAAGATGAAATTGATGAATTTCTCATGACAAGAAAAGATTATGAACAACAACTCACTCTCTAATGTTGTCTTTGATATTGAAGCAAATGGTCTAAAACCTGACACAGTTTGGTGTCTCGTAGCCAAGGAAGTTGATGGCACTATACATCGATTCGGTCCTAACGAAATCGATAAGGGCATAACCCTCCTTGTAAATAGTAATACCTTAATAGGTCACAACATTCTTGGTTACGACATACCTGTTTTAGAAAAACTTTACAATGTTAAATTCAACAACAAGATAATAGACACACTAGTACTATCTCGATTATTTAATCCGGTACAAGAAAACGGACACAGTCTAAAAACCTGGGGTTACAGATTAGGAATGCCTAAGATGGAACAGCCTGAGTTTGAAAGCTTTACTCCAGAAATGTTGGATTACTGTAGTCGGGATGTACAACTTAATGAAGCAGTCTATAAAGCTTTATTAAAATCAGGTCGCGGATTCAGTACAGAAAGTATTGAACTGGAACACGAGGTCGCTAAGATTCTCAAGACTCAAGAAGAACATGGTTTCTTATTTGATGAACAATCTGCAACAATGTTGGTTGCTACTCTTAAAGAAAAAATGTTTACCGCTGAGAAAGAAGTTCACAAGGTTTTCAAACCTAGACTTCTTAGAGATAAATTAGTTGTACCAAAGCTTAAGAAGGACGGTACTTTATCTAGGGTTGGACTTACACCGCAGGAATTTGATGACTGCATGGACCGTCCTTTTTATCGTAAGAAACTACAAGCATTCAATCTAGGTTCGCGTAAACAAATCGGTGAATACTTAGTAGACTTTGGGTGGAAGCCTAAGAAGTTTACTCCAACAGGTCAGCCGATTGTGGACGAGAATATCCTATCTAAGATTGATGATATCCCTCAGGCTAAACTTATAGCCGATTACCTTTTATACCAGAAGAGAATTGCTCAGGTCGATTCATGGCTTGAAGCAATTGAAGAAGACGGTAGAGTTCATGGACTTGTTATTCCAAATGGAACTATTACAGGTCGTATGACTCACCGTAAACCCAACATGGCTCAAGTACCTAATATGGGTTCTTTGTATGGTAAAGAATGTCGTAGCTGTTGGATAGTTCCAGAAGGATTTAATTTGCTTGGTGTGGATGCCTCCGGCTTAGAGCTACGTATGTTAGCTCACTACATGAAAGATGAAGATTATAAAAATGAAATCTTACACGGTGATATTCATACTGCAAATCAAAACATGGCAGGTCTTGAAACTAGAGACCAAGCAAAAACTTTTATATATGCCTTCGTTTATGGAGCAGGTGATGCCAAGATAGGTCAAATAGTTGGAGGCAACAAAGCCTCTGGAAAGGCTTTAAAAGATAGATTCTTATCAAACCTCCCGGCATTGAAAAGCTTACGTGAGAGAGTGAATAAGGCAGCCTCACGTGGGTTTTTGAAGGGGATTGATGGACGTAAAATCTATGTCAGGTCCGAACATGCCGCATTGAATACTCTTCTTCAAGGAGGAGGAGCCATTGTGATGAAGAAGGGTTTGACATTACTACAAGAAAAATTTAACTTATTAAATGTGGATGCAAAATTTGTAGGAAATATTCATGATGAATGGCAGATTGAAGTGAAGTCTTGCCAAGCTTCTAAGGCTGGACATCTTGCAGTTTCTGCTATCCAAGAAGCTGGAAAACATTTTGATATGTTTTGTCCTCTGGATGGTGAATACAAGATAGGAGAGAATTGGAGTGAGACTCATTAACTGTTATTGTAATTCTCGTGAATTGGATGATTTACTTGCAACAACAAATGAATTTTCCGAACCTATTGCAACTTATGTTGATATAGACGAAGTCATGGGATGGAAAACTGTAGTTACGGATTACCAGATTTATGGTATGGAAACAACTTACTACTCTCCCGACAAATCCACTACAGAATTTATTTGTTTAAGTTGTTTATTGGAATGGAGGAAAGATGAAACCTACCAAGAAAGATAGAAAAAAGTTTGACCTAGATTTACAGTATGGTCAAATTAAAGAAGACGAAATTGCTGAAATGTTTGCTAATTGCAAGATTGAAGTTAAATCAGAAAGAGGTATGTGGATGAATACCGGTAACATTGCTGTTGAATATGAAAGCTATGGAAAACCTTCTGGCATTAAAGCTACAGAGGCAGACTATTGGTTTCACAATTTATGTGTCAACGGTAAAATATATTGTACGTTGGTTTTCCCAACAGATAATCTTAAGAAGATTGTAGAAAAACTAGATACATTTAAAACAGTAAGTGGCGGTGACCACAATGCTAGTAAGATGTATTTAGTCGCATTATCCAAGCTGTTTTCTGCTGATGTTCTTAAACAATTTGAGGAGCTAGAAAATGGCAAAGAAGAAACTTGAAACAGTTGTTGATGATATTTACCACGTAGTTGGCAAACTAGGTAACGGTGAAGAACTTAACATAACAGAAAAACAATTTAAATCTTTTGGTAAGTTTATGGAACATGCCTTAAGAGATTGGGCTACTCCAAGAGAAGCTCAAAGACCTACACTGCGAATGTCTAACATTGGTAGACCAACAAGACAGCTATGGTTTGATATGAACTCAGAACGTACACCTAGCGGTCTTCCTGCACCGACCATGATTAAATTTCTTTATGGTCATATCTTAGAACGTTTAGTGCTTTTTCTAGTAGAAATAGCCGGACATAAAGTCACAGACGAGCAAAAAGAAATCACTGTTGGTGGTATTACTGGACACATGGACTGTAAGATTGATGGTCAAGTAGTAGATATTAAATCCGCCTCTGGATTTGGCTTTCAAAAATTTAGAAATGGAACATTAGCTGAGCAAGATAGCTTTGGTTACATGTCTCAACTTGCTGGATACGAAGCTGCTGAAGGTTTAGACTCTGGTGGTTTTCTTGTTATCAACAAAGAAACTGGAGAATTATGCCTGTTTCTTCCTGAAGACCTTGACAAACCCAATATAGAGACTAAAATTAAAAAGGTTAAGTCTGCAATTAAACGCACTACTCCTCCTGAGTTTTGTTACGAGCCTATCGCAGACGGAGCTTCTGGAAATTTCAAATTACCTAGAGAGTGTACATACTGCAATCACAAGTTTGAGTGTCACAAAGATGCGAATGATGGAAAGGGATTGCGGGTATTTGAATATGCAAGAGGTCCTGTTTACTTAACAAAGGTAGAACGAGTACCTAATGTGGTAGAAATTACAAAGGAGTCTAAATGAAATATAAATTTAATGAAGATAAATTAGTTGAAGAACTACAACGGTATATATACGACACTTATGGTCAACATTATGCTACAGACAAATATCAAGCTACAGATATTATTATTGATTCTGGACATGGTACGGGATTCTGTATAGGGAACATTATGAAATATGCCAAACGTTATGGTAATAAAGAAGGAAGAAATAGAAAAGACTTACTAAAAATATTACATTATGGAATTATTATGTTACACATTCATGATGAAACAGATAAATTTTTTAAGGCAGGAGAATAATGATTGATAAAGTCGGGGTTAAACCTTATTTAGGAATTGAAATAGATTACGATAGAGATAAAAAGTTAGATAGATTTAGTATCAGTACCTTAGAAGATAGGTACCTTTGGGAAAAAAGAAACAAAGCAGGAGTACTTGAAGTTAAAGAAACTTCTCCACAAGAAGCATTCGCCAGAGCCGCTGTTTTTGTCAGTACATACAAAGACCATACTGATTTTGAAATGGCTCAAAGAATTTATGATTATGCCTCTAACCTTTGGTTTATGTTTGCCACTCCTATTCTTTCCAACGGTGGTACTACAAGAGGATTACCTATCAGTTGCTTTTTAAATTCTGTACCTGATAGTCTTCTAGGTTTAGCAGACCATTATAAAGAAAACATATTTTTATCTTCCTCCGGTGGCGGCATTGGTGGTTACTGGGGAGGCATAAGAAGTGATGGCACTGCAACATCAAGAGGCTCTAAGTCGAGTGGCTCTATTCCTTTTATGCATGTTGTTGATTCTCTTATGCTCGGCTTTACTCAAGGACAAACTAGACGTGGTTCATATGCGGCTTATATGGATGTATGGCACCCAGAGATTGAAGAGTTTGTTGCTATGAGAAAAGAATCAGGCGGAGACTTAAATCGTAAAAACTTAAATCTTCATAATGGAGTTAACTTAAACAATGAATTTTTACAAGCTGTTGAAGAAGATGCCGATTGGCGATTGATTGACCCTAAGACTAAAGAAGCTGTAAAAACAATTAAAGCTAGGGAGTTATGGTCCAAACTTCTTGATGCTAGAGCTGAGACCGGGGAGCCTTACCTTATCAATATTGATACATGTAATGAAGCTTTACCCCAATCTCAGAAAGACTTAGGACTAGAAATAAAACAAAGCAACTTGTGTTCTGAAATAACATTGGCTACCAATGACGAAAGAACAGCAGTTTGTTGTTTGTCCAGTGTTAACTTAGAACACTATGATAAATGGAAGAAGAATGAGTTCTTTATTCCAGATTTAGTAACCATGTTAGACAATGTACTAGAACACTTTATCGAAGACATTGTCGATACATCCATGTTAGGAGAATACAATGCCAACTACAAAAGGTTCCAAAGTTACGTCAAAGCAGAGAAAGAGCCGTTCACAAAAGCAGCCTACTCCGCTTATAGAGAAAGGTCGATTGGTCTTGGAGCAATGGGTTTCCACTCTTACCTCCAAAGCAAAAACCTTCCATTCGCAGGTCTCATACAGACTTCGCTTAACAGAGAAATGTTTGAACACATCAAGTCAGAAGCTGTTAAAACTAGTGAAGATTTGGCAAGAAATAGGGGTAACTGCCCTGACTCACCTAATCTTTTACGTAGGAATTGTCATCTTCTTGCCGTTGCTCCTAATGCCTCTTCTAGTATTATTTGTGGTGGGACATCTCCTTCGATTGAGCCGATACGTGCTAACGTTTTTACGCACAAAACTCTTTCAGGAAACTTCAAAGTCCGCAACAAGTACCTTGACAAGGCAATCAAAAAGAAAGACCTCAAGAAAGAAGAAGTAGAAAAGGTTTGGGATAAGATTTTAGATTCTCGCGGCTCAATACAAGAGATAGATATTTTTACGGATGAAGAAAAAGAAGTCTTTAAAACTGCGGATGAAATAAATCAAATTCAAATTATTGAACATGCACATCAAAGACAAGAATTTATTTGTCAGTCTCAAAGTGTAAATTTATTTTTTGTTCCTCCTAAAGCAACTGCTCCTCAGGAAGAACACGATAAGTATTTACAGTATGTTAATGACGTGCATTGGTATGGTATGCACAAATTAAAATCTTTGTATTACTTTAGGTCAGACACTGCAAAAGCAGCGGAAAACGTAAACGTTAAAATACAACGTATTAAATTGGATGAAGTCACTTGTGTGGCATGTGAGGGATAATGGCAGCTAAATGGAATAGTGGTTCAACTCATGTTTCTGTTACTGGAGTGCGGGGTAAGAAAACTTCGCAGGGTCGTAGAAACCTCGCATCATCTTCGATGAACAAAAATAAAAAAAGGAGTTTTAAAAAATATCGTGGACAAGGTAAATAGATATCGAGTTTATTTTACAGGGTATGAACACCCTAGAGTTAAGTCCGGCTTTAAGATTGTGGATGTGGTAGAAAAAAGAAAGTATGCCTACCTCAGTCTCATAAGTAAAAAGATTAAATTACCGATTACCGTTTGGGAACAAATGAAGAAGTCTGCTAAGGAAATAGAAAATGTTTAGAAACAAATTAATAAAAGCCTCAAAGAAATCTTTCGAGGCAGAAATTGAAAAGCACATAACTAATGTTGAAGTCATGCTTAATAATACTGTTGGTGTTGGTGAGCATTCTGATATAATGGAAACCATTGAAAAAGAAATAGACATCATCGCAAGTTATGAAGATAAACTAGCAATCGTAAACAAATACTTTAAGGAGGTATAATGAGTTTATTAAAATTAAGAGATTACTATAAACCGTTTGAGCATCCTTGGATGTTTGAATACTATGATTTACAAAATCAAATGCATTGGCATCCTGCCTCTGTCCCTCTTCATGCTGATGTGAAGGATTGGAATGAGAAGTTGAATGACAATGAAAAGAATTTATTAACACAAATATTCAGATTGTTCACACAGTCTGATGTTGATGTTGCCTCCGGCTACGTAGATAAGTACTTACCTATCTTCAAAACACCAGAGGCTAGAATGATGATGTTGTCTTTCGCTAACATGGAAGCCATTCATCAACATTCATATTCCTTATTGTTGGATACTGTAGGAATGTCGGATTCTGAGTATAAAGCTTTTTCTGATTATGAAGAAATGGCTAACAAGCATGATTACATTGAGCAGTTTAAACCTAAAAGAGCCAACAAAAGAGAAATAGCAAAGACCCTAGCAGTTTACTCTGCCTTTACCGAAGGTCTACAATTGTTTAGTAGCTTTGCTATCTTATTAAACTTCCCTCGATTTGGAAAGATGAAAGGCATGGGTCAAATAGTAACCTATTCAATTCGTGATGAATCTTTACACGTTGAAGGAATGACTAGATTATTTAAAGAGTTTATCAAGGAGAATCTAGATATCTGGACCGATGATTTCAAAAAAGAAATCTATGACATTTGTCGTCATATGGTTGAGCTAGAAGATAAGTTCTTAGATTTAGTATTTGAAATGGGAGACATAACTGGGCTAACTAAAGCAGAAATGTATAAGTACAATAGATACATAGCTGATAGAAGACTATTACAAATAGGATTGAAACCCAATTATGGACAGAAGGATAATCCCCTTCCATGGTTAGACGAGGTAACTGGAGTAGAACATCAAAACTTTTTCGAAGGTCGTGCCACTTCTTATATGAAAGCAGGACTTAGAGGAGATTACGGAAAACTGGAGTTTGCCAATGTCAAAGGAAGCGAATCTAATTAGCTACAAAATTGTTTTTGATAGTAAAGGAAAGTTAATAAGTGAGAGGAGCATTGCTCAGATTGAGAAAATCAAAGAGCAATTTACCGCCTACGATTACGAAACTTTACAAGCAGTTTTAAGAAAAGCTAAAGTAGAACTAGATAAAGTACACAATTTAATAGAAGCGGAACTAAATGCCCGAAAAAGTTAGATTTTAATAAAATCGACCTCACAGAATCGCGTGTAACGCATTTTATTGGGGTACCTAAGGGTATTAGTCTCCTTCTTTAAACTTTTGCTTAGAGAAGCTCTATGAGCCTCTGAGAGTAAATGCCCTCTTTCGAGGGCTTTTTTAGTTAAGAAACCTTAATTTTCACAGGTTTTTTCTCTTCAGGTACTATTTTTTCTAAAACTATAGAAAGTAGACCATTCTTTAGAGAAGCTTTTTTAACTACAATGTCTTCTGCTAGATTAAAACTTCTAGTAAAAGAACGTTGAGCTAAACCTTGATGAATTAAATCATTCTTCTTTTCATCTTTCTTTTCGTAAGAAATGGTTAGTACTCTTTCTTGTAACTCAATATCCACATCACTAGCAGATAATCCTGCCATTGCCATTTCAATTGTGTACAACTCACCATCCTGATATAAATTATAAGGTGGGTATGAGTTATTAGATTGCCTATCTAAGTTTTGTAATTTAGATAGTTTATTAAATAGAGAATCAAACCCGATTAAGGATTTGCTAAATGATGGATGTGTTAAATCCAAAAGATATTTGCTTGTCATATTATACTCCTTATTTAAGCAAGTTAATTTTACCTAGAAGCCTTTAAAGCACTTCTAAGCTTTTTTACTGTATCGTTATAGATAATAACGTCACAATAAAAACTGTTACCAAAACAGCTACTTCGAGCCTGTCTTGACATTGTTCGTTCATTTGTCTCTAGCGACACCATTTATTTTTTCGAGGCTTCTCATGCCTCCTAGTCCAAGCATTCCTAATAACACAGTCATTAAACTGTTCATGTCAAATTCCGGAAGAGTAATCGCAATACCCGAAAGGGATAAGACAAATACCAATATTGGTTGGAAAATAAAATGATACGCGAGTGCAGCAGCACAACACCAGCCGACAAATGGTCTCCAGCCCGAGACAAACATATTCTTATGGGCTGCTTCAACTTTGTTGACTTCAATCTGAGCCATATTAGCTCTATGTAATTCTGTGGTAATCTCATGCCTAAGCTGTGCTTTTAAATCTTTATCAACGACAAACTTGTCGAGTATCTTTGATAAAGGTTCTACTAATTTATCAATCATCATTTAACTCCAGTTCTAAATCTATGGTATCTCTTATAGACTCTAAAATTTCTGCGGGTATTAAAACATCAAAGGTTTGTAAATAGTATTGAGTTTTCTCACCCATTCCAGCAACTTCGATATCCAAACAAGCTTCAAACATTTCCCGGTATTTCTCACGGTGCATCCAAGGCTTATCTTCTCTGGATTGCTTTTTGCAGTAAGCTCTCCAAGCATCGTCTAGCTGGTTTTCTGTATAGAGAATCATTAATAACTCCAGATTCGAGGTGCGGGTCTTGAAGTATCCATATCTAAATGGATAAATCTAGAATCGACTGGTCCCTTTTGTGAAATACCAATTCTAGGCATTCCATGTTTCAGAGCCACCTCTACGACAATATAGGCTTCTTCCATGCTTACTAAAATATCTACTGCTTTACCAGAGGCATGGGAGCCGGGACTGTCTTTCTTAGCTTCTATAGGATGTTCTGGTGACCTATAGCCGCTACTTACAATAAATGGAAAATCACACTCTTCACGGATAGCATCAAGCTTTGCCATGAAAGCATCATCCATATTACACTCACCAGTGTGCTTACACTTTAGTTCTTCTTCTGTAAAGTATTTATACATCTTTCTCTTCTCCAAAGAATAAAAAAGATTAGAATGAGGAGAGGTTGTAGTATTACAAAAATAACTATATTAGCTAGTTGATATCCTAGCCCTGTAACGTCTCCAATTACAACTAATACTTGAACACACCAATTAAAAAAGTCTTCAATCATACTAGTTATACTAAACTATTTCTTCTAGTAAGTCATCCATTTGTTGTTGAACAGGAGTCTTACCTGAGTATGTTAAACCCGTTGTTTTATTAATAGTATCAGCGGGATTATCTTTAACATTAGGAACATCAACAAGTCCCTTAACTAATCCGCCTTCTGTAGCACCTAATCTTTCTGCAGAAGTTTCGCCTATATAATAAAGAGTAATAGGAGTACCTCCCTTCGCAAATTTAAGTCTATCAGACTGATTAGCAACACTGACTGCATTGTCTATATCTTCTCTAAAATTAAGTCTACGAACTAATGCTACATCTTCCTTTCTCAAAGAAAAATCAAAATCATTGTCAAATTGATTTATAAGACGATAGATACCTAAATCTTTTGGCTTTTTGATTTTACTCATTGGAGTATCAAGAACTCCTGTTTTCGGTTCTTCTTTTAAATGTATAACAACAGGAACTGTGTTTCCGCCTTCTGCTTCAACAAGTGCTGCTCTGTGTCTTCCTTCATGGCTCAACACTTTTCCATTTTTATCAATATATAAATATATAGGGTAAGACCTATCATCTACTTTATCAGGGTTAAACTTACCAAACTTACGACCACCTTCATATCCTTCTTCAACTTCTTTTTTTATTTTATCTATTTGTTTTTTACTAGATGTTGTTAATTTTAAATAATCTTTAGTAGGCATTCGCATGACAAAAGCATTAGGTATTTGTTCTCCTAAATTATTGTAATATTCATCAAAACTTGTAGCTTCACGAATATCGGCACGAGTCAATCCCATATATGCGGGTTCTATGTCAGAGGATGCTCTACTTCCTATTTCACCAAACTCTTTCCTAGTTAAATCTTGGATATCTTTTTTATCAAACAGCACATAAGTTGTTTGAGGTTTAAATATACCCTCTTCACCGACTGGGTTGACTCTATAATTTTGTTCAATCTTTAAACCTTTAAATCCTTGTTCTTTTAAAGCATCTTGAATTAGAGGATATTTTAAATTAATTGATGTTCCTCTTGTGTCAGATATAGGATTATAAAAATTATCTCTACTAAATAATCTTTCATAACCTTGAATAACTTTATAGAGATTACCACTATCTAAATAGTCTTGTAGCTTATCTGCTTCATTATCAAACCCTTTTTCTCTTAAATCTTTTTGAACATTTTTAACCGCTTTAATAATCTTATCGGTTTCTTTTTTTGACATTAAGCTATCTGGACCATAATCTCTATCAAGCATTGCTTTTACTTTTAAGCCTTTATGAGGATTAATTAATTCTTCATCTAAAACATTTAACTTAGTCTTATAAACATTTTTTAGTCCGGCTTTATCACCAGCAAATGTTTTAGCATAATCTTCAACATCAGTGAAATAATAACCTACACCATCTTCCATTGCTCCACCCTTTTTTAGGTCATCAAACTCATCAAACTTTGTAGGTGAACCATGATAAGCTGAAGGTCTTTTGTCTGGAATGCCTTTTTTAAGAAGAGCCTTGCTTAATTTAGAAACCAAAGGACCTCCTATAGATAAGCCTAATCGGTCCATTTGTTCGTCCTCAGAGATATCAGTAATTCCTTCAACTAATCCGCCTTCTGTAAAACGTCTTCTACCTTTTTCTTCTTCTTCAATTAGTAAAGCTCTCTTTAAAAATTCTTGTTCTTTTCTTGTTATTTGTCTAGCATTACTTCTAACATCTGCTTTGGCTCCGGGTCCCCCTATTAAATCCCACGCAGCATAGCCGGGAAAGTTGGTTGCGACTAAATCGGCAACTGACTTTCTACTTTGTATCCAATCAAAGGCATCTTGTACGGCTGGACCAAAAGGTGTTTTAGCAGCAGCTGCAGGAAGAGGGTCTCCTAGTTCGATATTTCTTCTAAATCTAATACCATAATCTAAAGCACCTAATCCTCCCCATCTTCTAATCGCTTCCATAACCTGAGTACTTGGGTCTTCTCTTAAACTTTCACCTTTACTTCTAATAGTGTTACCTATAAAAGCACCACCTGTCATCAATAAAGCTGCAGTTAGAACTCTTGGAGTAGCAACTCCACCAGTATCTGCTATTTGATTTGAAAACTTTTTCAAAACAGTGTTGGTAAATACAGTCGGATAACCAGCAAATTGCATTAATAATTGTCCAGCTGCACTATTAAACCATAAAGGTTTGTTTGCCATAGCTGCTGTAGGCTGAAGAATAACTTCATTTGTAAATCTACTTGCTCCTCTCATGTACCTATCGGTATAAAAGGTTTGGTTTTCTGCTAAAGTCTGATTAAAATTACCAGCTTCGTCTAAAGACTTACTATACCAGTTAACAGCATCATCAGCATCAATACCTAATTCCGCAAGTTGATTCCTTAAAAATTCACTTTCTTTTTTCTTTAATTTTAAAGTACCATTTTTTAATTTATAAAGCTGTTCAGTATTCTCTCTTATTAAACGTTTTCCTGTAGTAAACGAAGCTAACTGAACTGCTTTGGTCCATTGTTCTAGAAGAGTTGCCTTAAAGAATCCATTAGAAATATTTCTCATGAATTGATTTTGTAAAGCATCGCCAGTCATACCTTCCAGTCTTTCTACAATAGCCTGTTCCATAGCTAGTCCGGTTTTATGAGCCTCTCGCCACGTAGCATCATCCCATTTACTTAAAGTAGAAGCTTTAGTAGATTTTCCAGTTAAGCTACGGTATCCAGCAGCGAATAATTTATTTAGCTCCCCACCAAATTCTTTACCAATAGCAGTACCAATGTCTTTCATAACTTTGCCACTGTCTTTAGTAGGAACACGTGATAATAAAATTAAAGGCTCGGTAATACTTGAAACAGTTACTAGAGGGAGGTGAGCTAATTGTTGTGATAATCTAACAAAGTCTGAAGCGTTGGTAAAGTATTTATTTTTAACTCTTTGTTTTTTAGCGAACTCACCAACACCTGTAACACCACTATATAATTTTTCAAACTCTGCAATGACCTTTCTACGATTGGCTTCATTAGCTTCTCCAGCAAACATGCCTCCAGACTTTTCTAAATTATCAGCGATACCACCTTCGTTATAAATATAGTTCTTTCTAAAATCATCTAATGTTCTCATGTTATATTTAGCTCTGGTAATAACTTCAGCAGCACTTGTAATATAATCATCAAGAACATTTTCTAAACCGTCTTCTAAAAATATATCTAAATCGGCATCATCAATGTTTGTAAAAACTCGGCTTTGTAAAAAAGAATAATTATCATTATAAGAAAAGGTTTCAAAAGGAACGTATTTTCTCTCAAGCATATCATCAACGATTTTTTCTGCTTTTAATTTCTTTGCTAAGTTCAAAATAGTTTCTTCATCCGCATCTCTACCAGACAATCTGGTTTTTGCCAACTCAACAAAATTTATATTAAATACATTTTCATCCGTTACTAATTCGTTAACATCAACACCCTTAACCTGTTTAACTTCTTGTCCTTCTCTAATAAGTATATCTGTATCAAATATTTTTTTATTGGCGGCAGCTTTTTCAACATCAATAGGGTCAGCATGTCCGCCTTTAATAATTAATTTTTCTAAAATATCTCTGTGTTTTTTAACTTTACTGTAGTTAAATCTTCTTGGAAAATAATCAAGGACTTCAGATTCTTTAGAAAAAACTCCCACTTTATTACCTAATTTAAAAATAGGTTTTAAAACATTTTCTTTAATGTCCATTGCGGCTTCAATAAGCTCCGGAGAAATAGCCTGACCTTCATATTCTTTTAGTTGAGGGTTTTGTATGACTGCTCGTATTCTTCTTTCATCACCTTTAGAGATTCGTCCCATCCATCCCCATCTATCTAAAGTTTTTAAAGCATCTCCTAAGGCATCTCTAAATTGAGCTTTTAATACCATAGCATCTTCACCAAAACTAAAGCCTTCTTCTGTACCTAAATCAACAGTTCTTACTTTGCCTTTATCGGCAATTTTAGTCATCGTATCAAAAGCATCATACCTAAAGACATTCAATGCCTTTTTAAAGCCGTCCTGTTCTGATAATGTTTTAGCTGTTTTTGCTAAAGCCTGTGTTGGTTTTTCAATAAAACCACGACTTAGTAAACCGGTAATAGTATTAGTATAATCTTTAGGTTCTTTTACTTTCGTAGCTTCTTTACCAAATTTTTCACCGTCAACAAAATCCTGTACGTTATCGATAGCTTTATCAGTTTTAATGATTATGTCTTCATCACTGTATTTTGCTAACTTATCAACAAAAGTTTTAGAACCCATACCAGCACCAATTACACCACCAAGGGTACCACCAATAGTTCCGCCTAATGCAGTTGTCAGACCCACTTCACCCCAATCAATCTCGTCTCGGACATTGATGTTGACATCGGTACTTTGGTCCATGTAATTATGAATACCACCAAAACTTGCTCCTTCTAATGCGGCTACTCCTGCTGGTCGTCCTGCTGATTTTGCAGCGGCTTTTATACCAGATTTAATATATGTTTTAACTCCCTGTTGGGCGGCAACTCTAGCTGCTTCTTTTGCTGCAAAACTAGTTCCGCCTGTAAAAGGAACCATAACCATAGCTAAAAGGTTTAAAGGGTCTCCTACTAAATCCCACGCAAAATTTCTAGCAAAGCCTAAAGTTTCTCTAACTCCTCTTAATTCAGCATTATCAAATTGTTCTCTTAAATAAGCATAATCTTGTTTTTGTTGTTGGGTCCAATTGCCTGATTCAAAACTACGGACTATAGCGGAGGATAAGCTATAATCAGAATCTCTTAGGTATTCAAAAATATTTTCATTTTTACCTATACCTTCTAAAAATCTTTCGGCTGCAGCAGAAAACTCTGGGTCTCTTTCTAACTCACTAATACTTTTTTTACGAGGAGCTTGATTAGGTCTTTTAAAAGGAACATTGCCTGTATAGTCTTCATCAGACGTTACAGTTATTTGGTTTGGAATAGTTGATTGAATAGGTTGAATAGGCTGAATAGGCTGGATAGCCTGTTGGTTTTCATCTTCTAATTCTTTTAATTGTTTGAGAAAATCTGAATCGGAATAAATGTTGTTCATTATAATATCTTTCCTAAATTAATAGTAACTTTGCTTCCTTCACCTTCGCCACTACCGAAGTACTTTGCTACATTTCTAGCTTGAGAATAAGGATTTAATCCTGCATTCTTTACTCCTTTTAGAAAATCAGTAAAAATAAATTGACCTTGTTTATCATTAAAATTATATTGGTCTTCGATAATAACGTTACCATTATCATCAGTTTTAATAACTGCTTGTCCAATAGTTGTTTTCATAGAATATGAAGGGTCTTGTAGCTTTCCGTACATATCAAAGAGATTCATTTTACCACCGCCAACATCAGCATATTGATTTTGACCCGTTTGATAATCGTCATAAGTAATTGCATCGCTACCACGAGCTTTAGCATTTTTAACAACTTGTACTAATGCTTCTCTTTCTTTACTAGATAAATCATCAACTGTAATATCTTCGCGACCTCCAAACAAATCATGGAAAAACTGCCTAACATTAAGTGGCACTGTTTTATCTCTTTCTCTTGGAGGAGGAGCCTTATCTCCGGCTTTAATAGCTTTTCTTTCTTGTGCTTTACCTTCTTCTAAAACAAACTGTGGTCCAACGAACTCTTGTTTTTGGATTTGCACAGCTTTGTTATTTTCTTTAATTTTAACTAGGTCTTCTTGCATCTTTTCCAGTTTGTCTTCTGGTTTATTTACAATTAATCTGGACCCAGCAAAAATTAAATCTGGATTGTCAATCTTATTATCTTTGACTAACTGAGAAACTGTTGTATCAAATTTCTGAGCAATCTGCGATAATGTATCACCTCTTTTAATTCTATACTTCATTAGTATCCTAATAACCTTTCAAGTTCTTCGTCTCTTTCGATATTAAATTGTTTTAAATACCTGTTATAAAAAAGTTCTTTTTGTTTTTGGTTAAAGTCGCCTAAACTTGTTACTACTTCTCGACCACTTTCGTCTTTCATAATAACACTATTGACTGGAGGATTATCACTCAATACTAACTCTAAGAAAGCCCTATTAAATGCTTGGTCATTACCTCTTGAAAGACCTTGTGTAACTTTATCAATTTCACCTTCTAGTTCTAAAATTCTTGCTTTATCAGAGTCACTATATATCTCCTTAGAGATTAATCCTCTGTATTCTTGAACTAAACTATCTCTTTGATTGTCTAACATATCATAAACAACTTCTTCAAGTCTTGGAGCCTTAGCCTTAGTTTTAACTTGTTCTTCTGCTTTAATATATTCTAGTATTGGATTTTTCTTATTAAATTCTTCTCTTACAGCAGCACCCATCTTTTGCAATCCTTCAGGAGTTTGAATTGGATAGTAAGCATAGCCTCCTCCGGTAACACCAAAATCAACAAATCTTCCTGATTTAGCTAAAAGTCTTAATGATTCTGCATCTAACTCTTCTCGTGTATATCTAGGATAATCTAAATCCGGTCTTGTTTTTTTCAATTCTGCTGCTCTTACTTCTTGTACGTACATTAAATAATCTGTCATGGTTGCGACATCTTTAGCAATTGCTACTTCAGGACGTACATTTTCTCGAACAGTATCATCTAAATTTCTAATATCTATTGCACCTGTTAAAATAGTTCCTTGTCCAAATCTATCTTTTGCTAATACCTTAGATTTTTTAGATTCGTTACCATCTGGATTAAATACGTCTACTACTAGCTCTTCATAACCACCATTAGCCAATCTACTAGATATCATTACAGACTCACTATTAATTTTGTCGGCATCTGGGTCCCATCCAGTTTTTCTAAAATATTTATCTATGTTTTGGTCATCGACAATATTTTCATATGCAGCATCTTGATATTGCGAAGCGGTTGAGGATTGAGCATAATCAATTAACTTATCTCTATTTTTTCTTCTTTTTTCTAGGTCATTAGCAGCTGTATTTAATTCAGATATTTCTGCGGCACCATAACCAAAAATTTTATTTAAAGCCTTTTTAAAGAAACTTTTCTTTGTAGGGTCATCATCTAATACTCTTAGTTTTGCTTCAAACTCTTTAAGTAATGGTTCATTAAATTCTTCAAATGTTTTAGAAGTTGCTAATGGGTCATTTTTTAATTTTTGCAATCTTTCTATTTCAGCATCTTTAATTTGTTGTAACACTGCATTAATTTCTTTTTGTAATTCAGGGTCACCATAATCGCCTCTGTTATCAAAACTTAATCCGGGTCTATTCATAACAAAGTTTGACTTATTAAACATAGATTTAGCATAATCGTTTAGATAAGCTTCTTGGTCTAATCCACCTTTATTGTATTGTTCAAGAGCAAGTCTGTCTTCTTCTCTTTTATCATATAAACCTTTATTGTGTTTTTTTAATTGCTCAAATTCTGCAACAACTTCGTTTCTATTTTCTAACCAATTTTGCTCTTGATTGGCTTTTAAGTTACCAAAGAAATTTAAAGCTACAGAAGCTTTTAAAGCATCTTGAAAACCTCTTCTATCTTGTTTTCTTTTTCGAGCCAATAATGCTCCGGCTATTTCACCGTATTGTCCACCACCTAAAATATCTTTCAAATCCATTATTTGTCTCCTCTATCTAACAAGCTTTTTTCTTCTGGTTCTCTAGCTGCAAGTAAGCTTGGAATATCTTCGTTAGCAATTTGTTCTCTAATATCATTAGGAATAGCACCTTCTTGGATATTACTCATAGCTCCAGATTTAATTTGTTCAAAAATAGTCTCAGCTTCTTTTAGCTTTTCTGCAATTTCTTCTGAATCTTCTTCATCAATATCATCGCCATCAATGTTATAAGCAATGTTAGCTTCTTCACCAATTGCCATAATGACATACATAATTGGCTCAACTAATAACAATAAAGAATTAGGGCTTATTTTACCTTCAACAAATTTAGCATAAGCAATAGAGATAGCTAAGTCACCGACACTTGCTCCTTCTGATAAAGCATCTACCATTGTTCTTACTGCTTCTGGTTGTAAAAGCTGATTAGTAATATGAGCCAGAGCATCCCTAGGGTTAGCAAATTCTGCTGGTGTTTCCCAAGGATATGGAGTATCAGGGCTATTAGTTAAAGATTGTCCCGGGATAGGACTACCTTGAGATTTTAACTCTACTAGTTCATCTAAACCTTCTGAAACATTTTTTCTACGTGCCTTAAATTTAGGAGAATCTTCAATATCATTTAAATCAATACCAGAATCCATTGCATCGTTAATAACTAAATTAACTGCTTCTGTTAAATCTCGTGAGAGAACGGGTTTTAAATCTCTTTGTTGTGCCATAATTTTATCCTGTAATTGTTACGGTTGGTTGCCTATATAAATCTCCTACATTAGCCATACCTAAATCACCTGTACCATAAGTCATATTTCTATATGCATCTCTGATATCAATTCCTAAATTTTGATAGTTAGCCTCAACATCATTGTATCTGTTGAGTGCTTGTTCTTCTGGGCTACCTGAGCCATATTGTCCTTGTGGGTCAGGCTCTCCCATTACTTTAGAAGCTAAGTATCCTCCAGCAACAGATGTTACTGCGGAGCCTACTGCCGAACCTATTGCACTTCCAACAGTACCTACTGCACGTCCAGTCATTTGAGCTGCTGCTTCACCAAACCCACTTAACGGTGCTGTTGCACCTGCTGGACCTGCAAAAGTAGCGGCTTGGGCTGTAGTACCTTTTAATATCTCTGAAGTTCCAAGTTTAGCTATTTCTTCAGAGCTTAATGTAGCTACATTACCTAACTGTGATACTTGTGTACCTTGAATATACGCATTGGCTTGGGATATTTTTTCAGCTGAACTTAAACCCTGTATTGCCGTAGCATCCATTCCCGCTGCTTGTAAAGTTTTAGCAGCAACGTCTGCTTCTTTAATAAATCCTAAATTAGCACCTGCGGTATATAAAGCTTCACCGGCAAAAGCACCTGCTTTCGAAAACGGAACAGTAAGTTTACCTACAACTGGTAATGAACTTATCCAGTTACCTGCTCCAATAATTCCCTGTACTATTGGGTTGGTACCAGCAGCAAGTCCGGGGAAAGCACTTAAGGCGGCACCTCCTGTTACCAAAGCAGCACCTACAATTGCTATAGTTTTAAGGAGTTTACTTTTCGTAATTTTCTTTACGACTTTCTTTACACCACTAACGAGTTTCTTAACTCCTTTTTTAACTTTCTTTACTACTTTCTTTAAAAATCCCATTTTTTCTCCTATCCAGTTATATCTTTAGTTATTAATGCAATTAAGTTTTCAATGCCCTTAGTACTACTACCATATCTACTTGGGTCAGAAGCTAGAGCAGTATTTACTAAAGTTGCTATTCTATTCTTTTCATTTTCAGTTGCTCGGAATGTATAGTCTGCATTATCTCTTAATTCCTGCCACATAAATGCCATTGCAGTTTGTGACATGTTAAATGCATTCTGAGCATTCTGCATATTAATAGCATTCTGTGCTGCGGTATCCGCTGTATTAACCTGTCTTTGCCACTGAACGTTAGAAGCTTTAACAGCTGCTTCGTTCTGAGCATTCCATTGATTTCTTGCAAAATCTTGGTTGGCATTGAATTGGTCAATCTGTGTTGATAGCTGAGCATTAAATTTATTTAAGTCAGCTTCTCTTTGTGCATCACGAGCTGCGGCTGCGTTATTTTGACTTGCATTAAATTGCTTCATAGCATTATTTTGCTGAGCATTAAACTGATTAATGTTATTAGCTAAAGATGCCATAAATTGATTTGTTTGCTGTTCATTAGCAGCACCAAATTGTCGAGCAGCATTTTGAGCAGCTTGGTCAGATAATAAAATCTGTTGAGCTTGTTGAGACTTAAGCATGTTAGCTTGTTGCTGATTGCTTAAGTTAGCTAAATCCATCTGTAAGAAGTTTCTAGCATTCTCAACTTTTAACTTAGTTAGGGCATCAAGATTTGCCATATCTAACGAAGCCAGTGCTGTCGCATTCTGCATAGCAGCTTGTTGCTCATTATTTAAATTTGTTAATGTAGCAGTTTGTAAGAACTTACTATTAGCTAAAGCTGTTTGTTGCTCGGCATTAAAGTTTGCCATGTCCATATTGAAGTTCAACTGAGCATTGGTCATAGCTTTATTTTGCTCAAAGCTTAATTCAGCAAGACCCATTTGTTGAGCTAACTGAGCATTAACCTCAGATATCTTCATTTTCTTATTTAGGTTAGCAAGTTCAGCTTGATTGGCTGCAGTCATGCTTTCACTATCAGCTTGGTTCTTAGCTGTTAAATTAGCAAGTGCTATTTTTTCTTCAGCACTTAATTTAGCAAACTCAGCTCTTTGTCTTAACTCAGCATTTTGTGATAACACATTAGCTGCTGTGGTAAGCTCTTGTAATCTAAATTGATTAGCTGCTGTAAAGTTTGCTGAATCTGCGGCTGCCTTTTCTTGTAGGTTAGCCAACTCCATTTGATTTTGAGCTGACATATTAGCTAGGTCCATTTGCTGAGCTAATGAAGCATTGGTCTTTTTAAAGTCTACAAGAACATTTAAGTTAGCCAATCTTGTTTGTTGCTCTGCGGACATGTTAGCCCTATTGGTAGCATTCAACTCTGATAAGTTAGCTAATTCAACTTTTAAAGCAGCATCTAAGTTAGCTTCTTCCATTCGCTGATTAAGTTCAGCTTGTCTGTCTTGTCTAGCAACGGTAGCTTGATATTCAGTTAATCTTGCTTGTTGCTCAGCACTTAGGTTTTCTCTCCCGGCAGCATTGAGTTGTTCAAGATTTGCTATATCCATTCTCGAACCAGCATCTAAATTAGCTATAACAGTTTGTTGTCTTTGTGCAGACTCTTGCATAGCTCTTTGCTGTTCGTTCTGTAAGTTTTGTAACCTAACTTGTTGCTCCTGCTGAGCAGTGGTCATAATAGCTTGTTGTTCAAACTCAGCCTGTCTAATCTTAACTTGCTGAGCCATTTGTGCGGTCTGCGAAGCTGCTGTTTGTCTATTAGCCAAGTTAGCCATTCTTTGTTGCATGACTTGACTTGCTTGTTGTAAGTTAGCCTGTTGCTCATTACTTAAATTTTGAGTAGCTCTAGCTTGAAGGGCTTGAGCATTTGATTGAGCTATAGGTAATGCACTTTGAATAATTGCATTAAATAAAGCATCTCTACCTACTGTAGAAGCTCTTAAACCTCTTCGTGCCATCATAGAATTTACAGCATCAACTGCTGGTCTAGCCCATGTAGGTATTTGGTCTTCTTCAATACCTGCAAGTAAGCCTTCCATTTGTGTTGACACTAAAGCTTCTTCTGGTAAAGCTGCAACAGCTGCTTGAACATTAACAGGTTGATTATCTAATTGTGCTTCAACGGTTGCTGGGTCTTCTATAATAGCTTCAGTAACTTCTGGTGGCATTTCACCAACAACTGCCAACATATCAGCCGCAGCTGCTTGTCTAGCTGTACCAGTCACTGCTTGTCTTGAAGCAGCTTCTAATGTTGGTACACCACCTATCTGAGAAGCAGTACCTTTAGCAATACCGTCTGAAGTAATGGCTTCCCTTTGGGCTGCATCAGCACTTGGAGCATCACCAAGCTCTTGGGCTATTCTAGTATTAGCTTCACCTACTTGTGCAGTTCTTTGAGCCGCTACTTCAAACTGAGGAATATCTTCTAAGTTAACTCCCTCACCTGTAACGTTTTGTAATATATCTGTCTTTTGTTTATCACTAATAATTTGAGCTTGTCTACCTCTTAGTTCAACATCAGCAACTGGAGCCATTCTTTCTGCGGCTACTTT